GGGGGTTTGCATAAGAAGTAGTAGGGGGTATCTGCTCAGAAAAAGGGCTCCCGTACGGACGAATTGATATATCCGAAGGGTTTAGGATAGGACATGGAAGACCTAACAGACGCCATTACTAGCCTAAAATGCCTATTAGAAGAGCAATTGGATATGAAAGAATATGGGATGATCGATGAAGATGGCCCATTCTTAGCCTTGAAGAAGATGCTCTCGACCACTAATGACTCATTACAGGACTTGAATAACCTGCTTGAGGATCTAGTGGTGCAGATGCAGACTATCTCAGAGATCCAGGGCCGCGCTCTGAAGTGGCAGGAGATGAGTCAATGAAGTGTGAAGTGCCTGAATGCGATAATGACGCTACTGATGAACAAGCGGGGGGCTGGACTATCTGCTCATCCTGTATCGAAAGGTACTATTTGGACCGGGAGCGGGTTCCCAGATGAACTCTGTCCGCTTCGAGTTCAGAATACCAACGCAAAGCAAGGCCTATTTGTGGTTGCACCAGGTAAAGGACTCTGGCGAGAACGTCAGTCGTGCTCTACGGCTCCTTATCGAGACTCACTCCGATCTCTTCGATAAGTTGACAGTTGAGCAGAACCGGGTCCTGGCCCTGAAGAGACAGATCGCGGTGCTCGAACATTCAGGTAGTCCAGACTTCAGGGCCGCGCTCGATGCCAAAACGGATTACGCTTCCTTCACCAGGAAGATTGAGGCTGGCGAAAATCCTTACGAATGATTAGAGCCAGGTCGGTCTTCGTGGTCGAGTAATCTCCCAGGCCCGCTCGAGATCTCTTTCTCTTCGAGATAGCCACCCTCCTATTGGATCGACCAATTGCTTTTGCCAGAGCTCTTCAGTAACATACTCGATGACTGGCTCAGTGATTTCTTCTCGGATAGCAGGGCCTACGACCTCGATCCATTTCCCCGGAATATCTCTTGGGTCGGTGAGAACCAGGTCAAGTACTTCTTCCGCGGTCCCGATCCCTGTAACCTCAACGATGATGATGGTTGCCGCGACGCCGATAGCTGCACCGGTCAAGACCGGAAAAGCAACAGTACCAAAAAAGAAGGTTGGCGCGACGACTGGAAGCATTGCCACTGAAAAGAACGCTGTATCTTTAGCGGCTTCTAACCAATCACCTTCACGATAATTGTCTTTCATCTCCTTGTGATATTGAAGAACCAGATAAGTCGCTGTGATGCCACGAGCCACTCCTACCTTAGTGACCATCAAACCGCCGTCGCTTCTTCATAAGAGCGCCTCATCCTCATTAGGAAGGTGAGGTCTGGTTCTCTTGCCACGATGATTGAAGTAACGTAATTGCATGGAGGGATGGTGATCGTTAAGTCTGGGAGTGTGGGAATCGCTGTATAGATGATTCTGGTGAGATATATTTTCTCTGAAGTAGAAGCGCTGCATGTTCCCCATTGAGTTCGCCCATATTCTGATACTTGATTCCAGACTGTGGAGGAGTTGAATGTTCTTGTTCGAGCGTAGATTACCTGGTTCATATCAAAAGTGGATAGATTGAAGCCTGGCAGATCCAGTGTTGAAGTTGGGTCTGTAAAGTGAGCATTGATGATGTCGGTACTCGAGAGGCGATGAGTTGTAACCATATCAACAATAAAACTTGGTAACGTGCCCGTTGGTGCAAACTCTTCTTGGATGGTCACCCCGGCAAAGAAAGCAGTTAGATCGTCCTGAGTATAACCAGAGAGATCGTAATAAGACCGATTAGCGAACACATTGTTTGACAGCTTGCTTATTGCACCCGTAGCAGTTGCTCCCGTCGAGGGTGGCAGTTCAGAATCATTAGTGATGACCCCACCAGAGAATCCCTTGTCGAGTATGCGCGGTCCTTCTAATGTCATCTCTTTACCTCCTTGTGTGCCTTCTTAGCCAGGGCGGCGAAGCTCGAGCGTGGATGTTTCTTCTTCAGGCGCTTGTAAGCAGCTGCATACTTGACATTGTAAGCAGACGGTCCGCGCTTCTTTTTACCAGGGGATGGGGTATCTTCGTAGGCTCTGCGTGCTGTCTTGCGGGTTTCGCCCTTCGTCGTACCATGGGTGTGTAGGGTTTCACCGCAACGAGGACAGTATCGGGGCATTTAATCCCCTCACGACTCGCTCGAGGTACTCTGGATCGCCAGCGCCATCCAATCTTTCGAGCTTAGCTTAACCACTCTGCAACGAATGCGAGCTGTGACGTTCACAGTTGCACTACCAATCGCAGCCCCATCATTACCACAGACTAGGAACATCGAATCTGAAACAACCATAAAACTCTCTGAAAGAGATGCAGGTCCAAAATTATCCGGGTATAAATCATTCACATGAGTGGCGATATTGTTTACGATATCGATGTTCAGAGAACCAGATGCAATCAAACTATGATCATTGGCTGCAATGAATACAGTTCCAGGGTTCTGATCGACAAGTTGAACGGAAATTGCACCGTTGGCTGCAAGCATCCCTTCGACATTGCCGTCCAGGTTTGCGCCATTTTGCCAGATGAAGTCAACGGACTCGATCGCAATTGCCTGGCCTGTTGGAACATTCACATATGCTCCAAGGTCAATGACGCCTTGAAATCTTGATCCGTCCGCGGCTGCTGCCGTCAATCCTACTAATTCAGTCAGGTAAAAACTGCCTGTTTTTGCTGTCGCCATGCCCACTCTATAGAATGGCCTCCTATAATCGTTGGTCCGGGCTCCGCATCTGGTAAACTATCTTCGCACCACGCAGTGGGGAGAAAGAATGTCGCTGCCTAGCCCAACCCGGGCGTAGCAGGCTTCACGCCCCCGGCGACACTTGCCGAAAGGGGGTTTGCATAAGAAGTAGTAGGGGGTATCTGCTCAGAAAAAGGGCTCCCGTACGGACGAATTGATATATCCGAAGGGTTTAGGATAGGACATGGAAGACCTAACAGACGCCATTACTAGCCTAAAATGCCTATTAGAAGAG